CGAAAAGATATCATCAAATACATTAATGACCTTGGATTGGAAAGTATGATTGATTACTTAAAAAAGGGAGAAGAATTCTACTCTCCTGATATTCTAGCCGCTGCTGGAAGAAAGGGGTGGGTCAGGGTCACGATGGGGACCAGAGGACACGCCGATCTTCAGGGAAGGAATTTTGATGATATAGCATCGGCGATGGCAGTTATTATGAAAACTATTCCGATCAATGATGCTATGATCGAAGACTATACTGGAAAATACTACAATCTAAGAAATAAAAAAGAGGTAAACTATTTCGCTTCTACAGGAACATACAAGAGAATCGAAATAGGCGATTTTATATAAATGCTAAATACTTACAAAGGGAGTTAAAATGAATAACAAAATAACAAACTCAATCAAAAACAAGGACTTTTCTTTTACTGATAAGACCATTAACGCGAGAATGATGGAAAAACTTTCTGTTGGTCTTGATATAAAGAAAGTAGAAATTACACAAAAATTATCCGATAAAATCAACAAATGAAATCATTTAAAACCATCATCTCAGAATTAACAACAAGTGTGGTTCGACCGCCATTCTTTATTCTTTCCCGTCATGGGATGGGATTTGTAATTATAGATGAAATTATTACTGATGATCAAGATGTACAGAGGCGAGTTTTTAAGAAATATAAGGATTGCTTTTTACTGCCCGGAAGAGAGGCTGGAAATCTTAAGGTTGGGGACACACTCAACAAACGACAGGCCAAGATGTTCAATGCCCTCCCCATTGATTATTTTATGATGGAAGCAACAGAAGAAGAACTCACCGAAGTTGCTGCGAAAAAGAAGGTTCGTGTTCTTAAGGGTAAAAGAGTGGTTCAGTATAGATGCCCACCCGGACATCATAAACGATCCAAGGGTGGTAGAACTTGCGTTCGAACTACAGGAAAGAGAAAATACAAAGTAACTCGCGGTGCCAAGCGTGGTGCTCGCAAGCGTAAAGCAAGAAAAGCAACAATTTCACGCCGTAGAAGCCGTTCAGTACGGAAGAGAAGGAGTATGGGACTATGAGTTTAAAACTACTCAGAGAAGATATTACAGAGAGTAATAAGATTGAACTTATCTCTGAAGGAAACGGGGATAATAAGACATTTTATCTCTCTGGTCCATTCCTTCAGGCTGATGTTCAAAACAAGAACAAACGAATCTATCCAATGAGTGTGATGGAAAACGCAGTTCGTCTGTATACCGAAAATAATATTAGTAAGAATATGGCATATGGTGAACTAAACCACCCATCCGGTCCTGAGATCAATCTTGACCGAGTTTCCCACATCATCACAGAATTACGTCGTGATGGGTCAACTTTCTTCGGAAAGGCCAAGATTATTGAAGAAACTCCCTGTGGAAAAATCGTCGGGGGACTTCTTCGTGCTGGTGCCGCTTTAGGGGTATCTTCCCGTGGAATGGGATCTATTCAGGAATCTAACGGTATTTCCTATGTCCAAGACGACTTCAGACTGGCTACAGCCGCTGATGTGGTAGCCGATCCATCCGCCCCAGATGCCTATGTTCAGGGTCTGATGGAAAGTGCTGAGTGGATCTGGGATGATGGTATCTGGAAAACCAGAGATCTAGAAGAAAGCAAGAAGATTATTGAAAAAGCCTCACTTCGTAAGTTACAAGAGGCCAAGATTGAGGCGTTCAGAAGAGCACTTAATAACCTTTAAATATTGAAAATGATATATATTAGTAGAAACCTTAAATACCAAATTGGTAAGGAGAATATAAATGGACGCAGATAAAATTGCAAAGCAAATCGTAGAGGATGTCGAAAGAGATCTTAACGAAGAGTCAAAAGAAATGCAGAACTCTAATGTTTCGTCTACTCGCAGCAATGCAGAGAAGATGGATGCTGGAGAGGCAGAAGTCATGGATGCCGAAGAGAATTCGGGAACCGATTCCAAGAGCCGCCAGAAGTCAGACACCGACAAGTACAAGGCAGATAAGACTGTCTCGGAAGAGAAGGAAGTCGGATCTGATGTCTATGATGATGAAGATGAGTCAGACAACACTGTTGCCGACACCAAACTTGTAAAGACTGGTGAGAAGGACGAAAACAGTGATAAGAAGGACTCCGACCTTGCCGCAGACACCGCTCTAGTCAACGAAGAGGACGAGATGGGTGATGAGGAAGAGCCAGAAGACAAGTATGGCGAGGATGCAATCAAGGACAAGATTGAAGAGCACCTTCGTTCAGAGGCTGCTGGAGAAGCAATCCGCGAGCACCTTGCAATCATGTTCAAGGCTGGTGGTGATGATCAACTCACAGAAGAGTTCACCAGCAAGGCACAGACAATCTTCGAGGCTGCTGTCAACGAAAGAGCACGAAGCATCGCTGGTCTGGTTGCTGAAGAAAACACTCGCATCATCCGTGAAATGAAAGAGCGTTTTGAATCAAAAGCACAACTTCATGAGGAAAAACTCGAAGCACAAGTTGATGAGTATCTTACCTATGCAGTTGAAGAGTGGATGAAGGAAAATGAACTTCAGGTTGAGACTGGTCTTCGTACCGAAATCACCGAAGCATTCCTTTCTGATCTCCACGATCTTTTCAACGAGCACAATATCAGTGTTCCCGAAGAGAAGTACGATGTTCTCGAAGAAATGAGCGATAAGGTTGCTTCACTCGAATCACAGATCAACGAAAGTAAGGAAAAGCAAGCGAGCCTTTCCAAGCAACTCAAAGAAGAAAAGCGTCAGCGTATCTTTGTTGAGTCAACACAGGATCTGACTCTCAGTGAGCGTGAAAAACTCCAGAACCTTTCCTCACATGTTCTCTTCGAAAATGAAGATTCATACCTATCTGAAATCAAGGTTTTGAAGGAATCATACTTCAACAACACAAGCGACTCATCAACTGAGACTGCTACAGAGTTGAATGAGGCAAAGAAACAGGAAAAGAAGCCTGTTGCTAATGACCCCATGATGAACAGCCTTCTTGAAGGTATGCGTAACTTCTCTGAGAAGAGAGAATAAGAGACCAAAAACTAACTTTTACTAAATATAAATGTTATCAAAAACCATTAAAGATTAAAGGAGAATCCAAATGGATGAAAGCGTAAAAGAAATTCAGGCTCAAAAGGAGCAACTTGTAGAGAAGTGGAGTGGTGTCCTTGATGATGCTAACTTCTCTCCGATCAAGTCCTCGTATCGTCGTCAGACAACCGCTGTGCTTCTGGAAAACCAGAGCAAGCAACTCCGCGAGTCAACCGCTCCCGGAACCGTTTCGGGTAATGTTGACAATTGGGATCCCATCCTGATGTCACTCGTCCGTCGTGCAGCACCTAAGATGATCGCTTATGATGTCTGTGGTGTTCAGCCAATGACAGGTCCAAGTGGTCTGATCTTTGCTCTGCGTGCGACCTACGGTCGTAACGGTGGAACCGTCGCTGCTGCAAATGCAAACGAAGCCCTTGGTATTACTGAGGCTCGTACAGGGTTCTCTGGTACTGGTGGTGCTGGTACAAGTGGTCTTGGTGGTAATGACTACGGTGTTACTGCTGGTTCGGGTATTGCTGGTATTTCCATCGGTCGTGGTATGGCAACAACTGCTGCTGAAATCCTCGGATCCGATACCGGTAACGACTTCCAAGAGATGTCAATCAACATCGACTCCACTAGCGTAACTGCTAAGAGCCGTGCGTTGAAGGCTGAGTACAGCCATGAGATCCAGCAAGACATGAAGGCCATCCACGGTCTTGATGCCGATAAGGAACTCGCAAACATTCTCACACAGGAAATCCTTGCTGAGATCAACCGCGAAGTTATTCGCACCATCTATGTCACTGCCAAGCAGGGATCCCAGACTGGTGTTACAACTGCTGGTGTGTTTGACCTTGATACCGACTCGAACGGTCGTTGGTCAGTCGAGCGTTTCCGTGGCCTCATGTTCCAGTGTGAGCGTGAAGCAAACGTAATCGCTAAGGAAACTCGTCGCGGTAAGGGTAACTTCCTCATCTGCTCGTCTGACGTTGCTTCGGCTCTTCAGGCTGCTGGTGTTCTGGATTACAACCCCGCACTTCAGGGAAACCTTGAAGTTGACGACACTGGCAACACTTTCGCAGGTGTTCTCTCCAGTGGTATGAAGGTCTTCATTGATCCTTACCACTCATCCACTGCTACCAACGACTTCATGTGTGTTGGCTACCGTGGTGAGAGCGTCTACGATGCTGGTCTCTTCTACTGCCCTTATGTACCTCTTCAGATGTACCGTGCAGTGGGTGAGGATACCTTCCAGCCGAAGATCGGGTTCAAGACTCGTTACGGTCTGGTAGCAAACCCATTCGTCATGAATGGTGCAGCACCTGATGCACAGACTCTGACCGCTGGTATTAACCAATATTATCGTTTCACAGTAATAGATAATTTAACGTGATTGGTAATCTGACCTAAAATCAGAATCACAAAAGGAAGTTCGCTTCCTTTTGTTTTAAACATATTTAAGCCAAGTAATACACTACACTAAAGAGTACAACCAATATACTGTATGAAGGAGAAATAAATGGAAAACAAGCCAGCAAAAATATACCTAATCACCAACAAAGAAAACGGTAAGCAATATATCGGAATCACTGTGACTTCCATCAAAGCCCGATGGAATAGACATGTATACGATTCAAAAAATGCAAATGACGGAAATTGCAAGCAAGCATTACACGATGCCATCAGAAAATATGGAAAAGATTGTTTCCTGCTCGAAGAAGTGTATCAGTCAAATGACCACGAACACATCAAAGAAATGGAAACGCATTTTATTAACCTATACAAAACACATGGCACTCAGGGCGGTTACAATATGACTTGGGGTGGAGATGGTTGGCATGGCATGAAGCATTCTGAAGAAGCAAAGAAAAAGATGTCTGAGTCCCATAAAGGAAAGACCCTTTCTGAAGAGCATAAGAAAAAGATTTCAGAATCCCAAATCGGTAAGAAAATGTCCTACACCAATAAAGAAGAATGGAAGAAAAATCTATCCAACTCAAAGAGAAACAATCCAACTCAATATTATAAACTTGAAATAACCACACCAGATGGATCTACACACACGATTACAAATCTCAAGAGATACTGTGAAGATTCTAATGATGTACTGAATCCACAACCATTCATGAAAGCGATAAAAGAAAATAAACCATATAAGGGATATATTGGAATCATTCTTGAACAGTCTAACATCTCTCATGGTGGAGTAACTAAACATTCAAAATCAACTAAAAATAAAATTAAAGAATCAAACTATAGATTTGAATACACAATCACACATCCCGAAGGAACTAAAACAGTCACAAAGGATCTGAAATCATTTTGTTTGGATCATAGTTTATCTAAGGGAAACATGACAGAGGCAGCAAAAAAGAATGAAAAAGAAAAGACCCAAAAGTATGGGTCTAAGGGTTACGCGATCACTAGAAAGAGTCTTTAATTACGAAGTTTTATTATAAATCATCATATTAATGTGGTAGATAAGAATTATCATTGAAATCCATAGCGGGATAGCAAAAATAAAAGAATTAAATGTGATCACAAAACTGCAAACAAACATGCCAGTGCTAGGTATGCGAACATTCCAGATCTATGCTTATTCCATGCTGGATATTCAAAATCATCCATAATTATCTCCTAAGAGTTTCGACCGAAGTTCATGGACATCATTATCGAGTCTTTCCAACTCAATTTTTTCTTCCTCGGTGATAGATCCGTCAAATTCCTTATCAGTAAGATCTAGTCTTCGCTCATTCATCTCATTGTAGCGTGAATACATTCCAGACACTATTATTCTCCTTTTATAATCTTAACTGCAAACATCTCGACACGTTTTAGTCTTACCAAATACAAAAGTATTGCCATATACCCTAGCATTACCATATACCTCAGCAGTATCATATACCCGAGCATTCTCATATACCCAAGCATTACCATATACCAGAGCATTACCAAATACCAGAGTATTTCCATATATCTCACTATCATTAAATGCCCGAGCATCATTAAATACCCGAGAATTCTCATATACCTTAGCACGATTAAATACATTGGCATTACCAAACACTAGAGCATTACCATATACCTTAGCATTCCCATATACTACGGCGTTCTCATATACCCTAGCATTACCAGATACCCAAGCATTATCAGATATCCGAGCATTACCATATACCCGAGCATTCATCCCGACAAATGCTGTTGTTTCTACCGTGGCTGTCTCGGCAACCAGACCACCACCATTAGGATGTGGGCGATGAATCACCCCATCAATTGTGACCTCAAACTTCATACGTTGGTCAACATCACAAACATAATCCATATCCCCCACCCATCGAGAAACATTTGGTTCCAAAATAGGCTCTTCCTTTGTCCCAATAAGATCTGCAATCTCGCTAAGGGTCATGTCGGAATTCTTCAACACTTCAATTGCAGTTCTTTCGTCCATTTTAAATCTCCTTTTTATTGTCCTGAATCGAGTCATCACCACACACCCGAACATCACCACATACATAAGTATTACCGGATACCCGAGCATTATCATATACCCGAGCATTATCACAGACCTGAGCATTATCAAAGATCCGAGCATTACCTAATACCATAGCAGTACCATATACCCGAGCATTCACACCAACGAATGCCGTTGGTTCTACCGTGGCCGTTTCAGCAACCAGTCCACCACCATTGGGATGGGGACGGTGAACTACACCCTCGATTATAGTCTTACGAGTGAAGAAGTCAGGGTCATTAATTGTATATCCAGTATCACCCGGATACCTAGAAACATTTGATTCCGGAATATCTAATTCTTCCTGTGTATCAATTAGGGATGCAATTTGGCTCAGAGTGGGGTTAGAATTCTTCAACACTTCAATGGCTGTTTTTTCGTTCATTTTAAATCTCCTTTGGATGTCCTAAGTATAGCACCCATCAGGTTGAAAGTCAAGCAAATATGTTAAATTTTAATCGAAATCGACCTGTTTATATTTGTCAGCCGTAGTCTTTGCTTCAGTCCCATAACCATAACCATTCGAATCATCTACCTGACCCATTGGGTTAGTGTTTAGGTTTGACTGGGCATTATCAGCAACATCATAGAACTTCATCCGCCCCCTGTCAAGACCCAGAATAAATTTTCTATTTGGGTCTAATGGACCATAGCGATTCTTCAACTGTACTCCAAGAATCTGATTCTTTGCCTCCAATTCCTCAATAGGAACCAAACCAAAGAAGAAATCTACCGTATGGGGCAGGCCCATAGATTCGGAAGTATTAGACATTGATAGATCTGAAGCACCGATCCCGTCACGATTGGTCTGGGTTGCAGTCCAGATAATAAATTCTTCTTCTTGTGCCAGTCCACGCAATTCCTCGGCTGTTGCCTTAACGGTGCTATAACTATTGGCATTTGCACTATTCGCAAATCTTGCTGAATTCATGAGGTTTAAGTAATCAACAACGATAACATCAGGGATGAAATTCTTCTTCGTCTTCAACTCCTGAAGAAGTTGCTTGATGTGGTTGACATTTGAACTTGCAGCCGGGTATTCCTTGATAATGAGTTTC